ACAATTCATTATATGGGGTTTGCAAAATGCAGAAACAGACCTACTAAAAAAAGAAATTGAGAACTCCAGAAATGTTCAAGGTTCAGATAAGCCAGAAATAAAAGCCGATAATTTAGTTGGGTTTGCTGACGAGGAATATCAAAATTTAATAACGAAAACATCGATAGCTTCATTTGGTATGAATTATCAACAATGCCATAATATGATATTTGCTTCTTATGATTTTAAATTCGAGGCTTTTTATCAGGCAGTTAGACGTTCATATAGGTTTGGTCAAAAAAATACTGTAAAAGTTCATATAATTATACCAGAAAGTCAAATGAATGTAAGAAAAACAATACTAACAAAGGAAGAAAAGCATAAAGCTATGATCCACAACATGAGCCTTTATTCAGCAAATACAGATTTTAGATTAAACAAAAACAAAGAAACAAAAAGAAAAATTATGACAACAAAAGACTACAAAGTAATAAATGGAGATTGCGTTCAAAAAACAAAGGATTTAAAAGAAAATGAAGCGGATTTAGTTGTATTTAGCCCTCCATTCGCAGAGCTTTACGTTTACTCAGATAAACCAGAGGATATGGGTAATGTAAAAGACTATCAAGAGTTTGAGAAACATTTTAAATTTTTAATACCAGAGCTTAAAAGAGTGCTTAAACCAGGTAGAATATGTGCGGTACATTGTATGGATTTACCAATACAAAAAGGAAAGGAGGGATTTATCGGATTGAGAGACTTCTCAGGAATGCTTATAAAATGGTTCTCAGATCAAGGGTTTATTTATCACGCTAAAACAACAATATGGAAGAACCCAGTCACAGAAATGCAAAGAACTAAAGCTCTTGGATTACTGCATAAAACCATAAAAAAAGATAGCTCAATGAGTAGAGTAGGTATTCCAGATTATGTTTTATTTTTTAGAAATGAAGGTGAAAACGAAAACCCAATAACTCACCAAGATAAAGACCCAAGTAGAAAAGACTATTTACCAGTTGATTTGTGGCAAAAGTATGCTAGTCCAGTTTGGTATGACGTTGACTACTCTAGGACATTGAATTATAGATCCGCAAGAGACGGAAACGACGAAAAGCACATATGCCCGTTACAACTCGATACAATAGAAAGGATAATCCACCTTTATAGCAATCCTGGAGACGTTGTATTTAGTCCATTTGGAGGAATTGGTTCTGAGGGTTATCAAGCATTAAAAATGGGCCGAAAATCTATATCAATAGAGCTAAAAGAATCATACTTTTTGCTTAATGAGAGAAATCATAGAAACGCAATAGAGCAAAACAAAGAACTGAAACTATTTTAAAAACGTAAATTTGTAGTCATGGAAACAATAGAAAAAGCAAAAGCAGAAATTAATAGAAGAATAAACTTTGTCTTATTTGTGGCTTTGTTCTTCACTATGTTAGCCTCGATTATCGGGTGCAAAAAAGAACCAGAGCAAAAGTGCTATGAGTGTACTACATACCTGAGTTATCAATTCGACGACGGATCGAGTAGAAGCGAAGGCTCGATAAAAGTAGAGAAGCTATGCGAGGAAAACCCGAATAACTCTCACGAGGAAAAAGGAGAATACTTCGGAAAACAAGGAGTCAAAACTACCGTAAGACGGTGTAAAACTATAAAGTAATGGGAGCACCTAAAGGAAACGAATACTACAAGCTAAGATTCCGAGACGGAAGACTAAAGCAATACGAAACACCCGAGGAACTTTGGGAAGCTGCAACGGACTATTTTCAATACGTCGACGATAATCCTTTCGAGGTTGAAGAAATAGTAAAATACCGAGATTCTCACACCAAAGACACCGTAAAGAAGCAAAGACCTTACACAATGGAGGGGCTTTATATTCACTTGGGTATTACTCATACTGGGTTTAATTTGTATGAAGAAAGAAAAGATTTTGTTGCAATTACAACGCATATAAGGCAAATAATCAGGAACCAAAAGTTTGAAGGGGCCACTGCTGGACTCTTCCAACCAATGATTATAGCTAGAGATTTAGGTCTTAGAGACGTGAGAGACGTTAACCTCGAAGCCCAAAGAAAAACAATCGAGGACTTATATCCGAAGGAACTAACGGAAGGGAATGAGGAAGATCAACCCGAACCTTAGACAAATATTCAAGAGCTACAAAGACCCAGAAAAGAACGGAGTAGTTTTAGAGGGTTCTTCTAGGTCCGGTAAGACTTGGAGCGTAGTTGACTTCATACCTTACTATTGCTCAAAGAACAACGGCAAGACGATTAATATAATTCGAGAAACTTACCACTCATTTAAGACTACTCTTTACCTCGACTTTAATAAACGCTTTCCTGACTTTGGGTTAATTAGCCCGTTTGCCGACGTTCAGGAGCGTAGTACGTTTAGACTATTTGGTAATCAGATTAATTTAATTGGGGCCGACAAGCCAAGTAAATTTATGGGTGCTGGTTGTGACGTGCTTTGGTTGAATGAGGCAATCCATGTAGACCAAAAGATATTTGACCAAGCAGAAATGCGCTGCTCAGAGTTTTTTATAATGGACTATAATCCAGAAGTAACTGAGCATTGGATTTATGCAAGTGTAATACCTCGAAACAATGTAGACTTTTTGAGAACTACTTTCTTAGACAATCCGAGTATCCCTGAGAACCAAAAGAATAAGATATTAAGCTATGACCCTTCAAACCCTGAGAACGTCGAGCAAGGAACGGCAAACGGTTATATGTGGGATGTATTCGGATTGGGTAAACGAGCAAGAAAAGAAGGAGCAATCTATAAAAATTGGAGGTCTGGACAATGGCCCGAGGATAAAGAGTTGACTATCATTCATGGGTTAGACTGGGGATTTACTGACCCTTTTAGCTTAATCGAGGTTGGAATCGACGAACCGACTAAACAAATCTACGTCAGGCAGAAGGTATATCAAACCGAGTTAATCAAGTGGCGAAAAGCCGTAGGGGATAACGTCAGGGTTGGTCAGGTAATTGTTTGCGATAGTGCGGTCCCTGGAAACATTCACGAGCTGAGAATGGACAACCACGAAGCCTACGGAGCATGGAAGGGCAAAGGCTCGATACTCAAAGGTATAACATGGCTTCAAGGCTACTCAATAGTGGTCTGTAACTCACCCGATATTGAACACGAGCTAAATAATTACGAGTGGGCGGTCAAGGAAAACACTCCGATAGACAAATACAATCACGCTCTTGATTCCATACGGTATGCGGTTTCTTGGTATAAAATGAATATTGTTAGGGAATAAGCACACAAAAAGCTCAATTATTTTAGTCGGGCTTTCTTTTTTATTAAATGATTAATTTTGTTGCAAATGTATTAATATGAATTTCGGATCATGGTTCAAAGGCCTTCGAACTAATCTATCAAGAGTAGACTATTCTTTTTTCTACCAGCTAGGCGGTAAATTTAAGACCAACACTATAAGCGATTCGGAAGCAATCGAATATGGCTACTTGACAAACTCAGCTTGGTACTCGATAGCCTCAACAGTTACAGAAGGGGTTACTTCACTACCAATAAGATTAGGAGTAGTAAACTCACAAGGCGAAGTCGAACGAGTAACAAAAGGAGAAGTACACGACTGGTTTTTTCGTAACGGAAAAGAGCAAACATTAAGCGAACTTTGGGAACTAAACTCGCTCTACTATTTATGCAATGGGGAGTTTTTCGAGTTGTTTGATAGGGAGTCAGTCGGATTCATGGACGGTAAAATGTACTCATTACCGCCTCAATGTATTACAATTCTGACCGACAACGAAGAGTCGATAATCAGCAATGTAACTGGATACGAATTTCAAGACAACGCAAAGAATGTAGTTTACCTACCCGAAGAGATACTACATTGCCGTATGCCAAACCCGTCGGTACTTGGAAGGAGAGAACACAACGGGCTGAGTCCATTACAAGCTGGACAAAACATATTGAACTCTTCAAACAATATCGAGACGGCAATCTCCTGGTATTTCGAGAATAGAGGTGTATCGAATTTAATTAGTGGCGACGTTCGAGACGGTATGGCTTTGACTAAAGACGACAAGAGCATGATCGAAACTGCTTTAAACGGAAGGTTAGGAGGGGCTCATAAAATGAACCGAAATATAGTTACAAGCACTCCGATAAATAACGTTTATAATCTATCTGCAAGTAGTACCGATATGCAAATGATTGAGAATTATAATCTAGTTCTCCAAAGGCTTTGCGCATTGATTAAACTACCTTCGATTCTAGTAAACGACAATGAGCAATCGACTTACAATAACGTGGTCGAGGCTAAGAAACAAGCATACACAGAAGTCTATATTCCAATGGCTGAGAAGTTTATTCGAGCCTATGAGCGCAAGTGGTTAAAAATGTGGAGCGAAAGAACGGGCCAAGAGTATGTACTCTACATAGCTGAAAGCGAAATAAAAGCATTGCAGAATACACCACTCGAAAGAAGGAAAGAAGCAAGAGAGGACGTAGCAAGGGGAATAATTACAAGAAACGAAGCAAGACAAGCGCAAGGACTGGATACTTTAGACATTCCAGAAATGGACATTCCGAGCGTTCAAAGTGGAACAATACCAGTAGAAACGATAGACAATGGAAACATTTAATTTTATGGCAGAGGTTAGCAAGATAAACAAGGAATTGAAGGAGAGAATCGAAAAGGCAAAGGAAGCTAAGAAAAAGATCCTCGATAAAAATCAAATCGTAAGAAAATGAAACGAGAAGAGATAAAGCGACTAATCGCAAACAAGAACGAGTTAATCAGGCTTAAAAAAGCCGAGTTAAAAAAGGCTGATATAGTCGAGTGGTCTATTCCAGATTTCAAAACGGCTTTCAAATCCATTGGAGAAACTTTAAAACAAGACAATGAATCAGAGATATACAGAACAATCGTGGGCAATACCTACGGGTTTATGGACTCACACGACGACGTTCATATCAAGGGAATATTCACCAAGTCAATCAACGAGAACGGAGGCCGAGTGCTGCACCTACACGACCACGTTCACCAGTTGAGCGCAAAGGTCGGAACTCCTTTAAAAGTCTATGAGAAAGAATTAAACTGGTCCGACGTTGGGTTAGATAAGTCAGGAATGACAACGGCCTTGTTAATGGATACTCGAATTGAAAAGGCTCGAAACGAAAACATTTTTTTAGATTACAAGAATGGAGATATTAATCAACATTCAGTCGGTATGCAATACGTTAAATTAGAGTTGGCCGTTAACGATCCAGAAGAAAAGGAAGAGTTTGCAGCATGGGAGAGATACAAAGGCGAGGTAATCAATATCGAGAAAGCCGAAGAGAACGGGTATTTTTGGGCCGTAACCGAAGCCAAGTTAATAGAGATTAGCTGCGTTATAAAAGGCTCAAATGAGTTAACGCCTACCCTCGACAATAAGAGCATTGAAACGGTTGCAAGTGAACTTAAAACGAAGTATTCAAAAAATGATATACTTTTGCTTTCGAAAGCACTTGGAGAAGTTGAGCCGGATACACCACTCAAAGACGAAAAGCCGCACCAGAATAAATTAAGAGAATATTTAATCCAAAATTTAAGATCATGACACTACATGACCACTTGTCCTCAAAAAATGTAAAGGACATATCAAAAGATTTCGAGGCGGCAACTACTGACGAGTTACACGCTTATTATGCTGCAAAGCTAGAGTTCGAGCAAATCGAATTAAAAGAAAGATTGGCTACTTTAGAAAAAGGCTCACAAGAAGAAGTCGAGGCTGCAAAGGCCCAGATTACTGAGTTGAAAGAAGCTATCAGAATGCAAGGAACTACATTAAAGGCAATCCAGACGGGTCAACTTTCAGGACGCCAAGTGAATAACGCAGAGGGAACTGTTAAGGCTATTCTTGAAGCACACAAAGAGGACTTCTCAAAGGCTGCCAATGGTAAGCATGAGTTCGGGTTTACAATGAAGACGGTTGGAGATATGACCTTTTCAGGCAACGTAACTGGAACCGTTCCACAAGCACAAAGACTTGAAGGTGTAAACGATATTGCAG